CACCTCGGAGAGGTTGTCAATTGGCCCGGTTGTGATCCGTACTGCCTACCTACCCGAGCGCACTTCTGCCGCGTTTGCTGGCCGGTTGGGACGCCTCCGCTTGAGGCTCTTGGCGCAGCCCGCGTTCATGTCGCGGAATTAAACGAAGCGCGGTCCTCGAAGCATCGGGGCCTCGTTCGAGATAATCTCATTCCTGATCTATGGAGCGAGCGCGAGGACGGGGCAACCGTAGCCTCAGAAGAAAAGGGCGTCCTTGAATGGCTTCAAGATCGAGCCGAAGACCACAACCGTTTCATTATGCCGCTTGCGAACCTCGATCTCGAGGGAAACGCAAAGCCGGTCAAGGTCGAAAAACCTCGAAAGGGTCTCTTGAAGCGAATCCTCACAGAAATGGCCCGATAGAGCCAATCTGAGCCACTCTAACCCCTCAACCCGGCACTGAGTCAAGTTATGTCAGCAATTGCCTCTATCCCCCCACCCAAGAGGCGACTTTTCGGATTCTTTCGATCAGGCGTCTTGCTCTCGTCGGTAGTCCTCTAAGTTCGACATATATTCCCCGGTGAATAGGCCAATCAGATTATCAAACATATTGCGAAGCCCTCCGGCCACGCTCGTCGCTTGCTCATGGTAATCCTCCCCGTACTCTTGCGACTGACGGTAGTTCGCCCAACTCTCAGCGAGCGCTGTGGCGAGTGAGGCGGTCGTAGCCGTACCCAATCCCAACGCCCCAAGAAGTACGTCGTCAAGGATCGTTATCTTGAACACATATTCGACAGCGATGATCAACAAAACAACAGTAGTCAAGTCCGAAGTCAGGTTGAAAATGCCCTTAGTCGCATTCCTAAAGGAATAAGCGGTCATGGCCGATTTTAGAATTTCGCGTTCGGTTTCTTGGAACTCAATTCGGTGAATTATGATCTGATCTGGCTTCGCTTTAGGCAATCTCATATCCCCCAATCGTGCACACCCATGCGTTCGTATTCGCTGTGTTCTGCATGACGGCGACGGATGAATAGGGGGGGATGATGAAGGGCGTGAAGCGAGGGTTGCCACGGCCGCCGTTATCGCAGCCTAATGCAGCGGCTCCATCCACTACCGCAAAGGCTCCCTGCAAATAGCCCATTGAACAGATCGCTATTGTTCCCGCTGTGTCGCTCGGTGCTAGTCCCGCCGCCATCACATTCGGAGGTATCAGGACTAACTGTGCGAACTCGCCAGCATCGCCGCCGTAGTATTGGATGAACTCGATCCTGACCGGCTTCTTTCCCGCTGTGAATACTCGGAACAGTTTGTAGGCGTCGGAAGAGGCGGGGATTGATCCTTCACTGATCAGGAACTGACCTAGAGAGTAATTCGGCACTGAATCACCGCTTATCCGCCCATCGGGTGATCTCTCTTGCTCTCTTAACGCCCATCAGTTCACAATCGAAAAGCAGTTTAGCCGCCTTCCTGACGGCTGCGCGTTCTGACGCAGACATAAGTTTGAACCGGGCTTTCGCTCGCTTAGAGATTGCCATTTTTTCAGCCATCCGTACTGAAACCCGCGCGAGAATTTAATGCGATCGGGACTCCACCGGACGGCTGAAAGAGACATGGTGTTGAACCGCCCGAGGACGTGAACCCTACGGTTCCAATCGGAACCCCAGATCCATTCACGACGTTTACGAGCGAGGTTAGTTCCGCATCGTTGTTCCCAGCGTAGGCATACCAATCCGTCACCACTCTTCCCTGAAGTGTCTCTCCGATCCCGTTTCCGGTCAAGACCGAAACGAACTCATGAAAATCTGAACTGCCACTAGGCGTCACGGAAAATACATGATACTCCCCGTTGCTGCAAGCCACTGTGAGCGAGGCTTCTCTATCGGTCACGGCGTTTACCATGACCATCAATTGATCTCCGCTCGCTAGGCGGAACGGATAGGGTACACGACCGGGTAAAGGAGAGCAACCGCCATCCTTCGCGGACCCTTGCGGGAATGCTCCTTTGATGATCCCGGCTGACCTCACGAAATTGTAGGTACTGTCCGTTTCCATCGTTATCCCGCCGCTGGCGCAGACATAGTTTCCTAATTGGTCGCCGTAGGTTCCTAGCGATTGTTGTGATCCGACCAGAGAACTGTCTGTGAGTACCTCGTCCAAAGTCGCCTCGGTCGTGGCCGCGTTATGGAGGGGGATGATCCGTCCTCGGCGGTCTTTCACGCCACCAAATACATTCACGTTAGCCATGATTTCACAGCCTTATGCCCGCTCCGAGTGCCGGAACTATTAGATTTCTGTTAACTGAATTGATCGGCTTCCTGAGAAGTCGGCGGCCTACCTTGAATGAAACGGAAATGCCGAAAGCCGCGAGAGCCATTGGCAGAATATTTGCCTGAAAATTTTGGGTCATTTGGCCGATTGCCATTGATGGTTCGCTGACTATATCGCCAAGCGAGATCTCGCCTTCACCGACCATCGTTGTCGAGAGTGTTTGAGTCCCATGCCAAGAGTCGCCCGTCGTGGTCGTGGTCATTCCTAAATTGGTATCTCCGAATAAAAATCCGGTGATGCTTGTTCCGGCGACGCCTTCCGTGATCAACGATCCATAGGCGAGCGCCTCAATAGCGTTCAAAATTGAGAAGGCTGGCTTCTTCCGGCGTGTCTTCTTCTTGCGTGGCACGAATCACAGCGGACAACCGTTGTTATTTATGGTTGCGAAAATTTACCATCTTCTGCTCTCGGAATACCGGCCAAGACCGATTCCTTTTGATCCCCCATTCTAGCGGTGATGAATTGGGCGATCGCAGCCTGAACAGGATTAATCGGTTCAAAGTCGCCAACGCCTTGCTCAACGAGTGACTTGATTGCAGCCGCGATAGATCCGTCAAGGTTTTCAAAAGCATTCTGAAAGAGCGCGGAGCAACGAGCGCCAATCCAAACAGTCAAGATCATATTCAACACCACTAAAACGGCCACGATCACCCATTCCATCACCTATCCGTACCCCATCCCGTCCTTAGCCATTCCCAATCCGGCCTTGACCGGCTTTTTCAGCGCCCTAGATAGATAGATAGATAGAAAATCAGTATTACATTACTATACTACTACTAGAATATGAAAATAATACACCTTAAGTGCAGAGCGGGCTTCGGCTAGGCCGGAGCAAGAGCAAAATGAGCAACGAGCAATTTGAAGAAAGGAGATTCGCGGCCAAGACCGCGAAGGTAATTGAGCAAGCGAACGAGATCATGGAGGAATACGAAGGAGACCAATTGACGCTGCGACAATTGCATTATCAGTTCGTCGCAAGAGATCTATATGAGAATACAATGAGGAATTACAAGAAACTCGGAGACATAATCAGAAACGGCAGAATGGCCGGGCTTGTGGATTGGAATTTGGTACAGGATAGAACACGCGGACGGGCCGGTTGGGGCGGTGGCTACTCTTCCCCCGAAGACGCGATCCTGTCCGCCTCCTACCAATACTCAGAAGCACTGTGGAACACACAACCGGTCAAGGTCGAAGTTTGGGTTGAGAAGGACGCCTTGACGGGTGTTCTTCGAGACCCCGCATACGAATGGCGACTGTTCTATTTTGCCACTAGGGGCTATCCTTCGATCAGTTCCCTCAAGAAAGCCGCCGACCGATTCAAGCGTCAGGCTAGAGATGGCATTCGTACCGTCATTCTGTACTTTTCCGACCATGACCCGGAAGGGCTTCACATGCCGGAACAAGTCGGAGAAGCGTTAGATCAATTCGGCGTGACCAACGTTGAGATCCGCCGCATGGGTTTGACTATGGATCAGATCAAACAGTACCAACCGCCAGCGTCAGCAGCCAAGCGCACAAGCAGCCGCGTTCAAGGCTATTACGATGCAACCGGGACCGATGAGGCGTGGGAGTTAGACGCGCTCAAACCCCAAGTTATTCAGGATTTGATTACCGATGAAGTGAAGTCCATAATTGACTTTGATCTATGGAATGAGGCAATCGTCAAGCAAGAAGCGAATAAGGCACAAATGGCTCGCTTCGCCGAGCACTATGACGAGATCCTAGAGTTTCTTGATGAAGTGTATCCCATTGATGGCGGCGATCATGCTGACGGCGATCATGGTGACGACGACGACGACGACGATGATTGGGAGGATGATTATTGATGACGAAGAAAACCGTCTTGTTTTGGGACGACGACGATATTGGTTTCCTATTCTGCCCGTTTCATTCTCAGTATGCCAATGCACACCATCTAGGACGATCAACCCTCAAGCGAGAACTCTTCAAACTGTGCAATTGTCTAAACTCGGTCAAGGCCGGAAAAGGGGAGGGGTTGAATTGAGGCTCTGCTGCTCCTTCTGCAAAATCGTCTTTGACTGTCCCGACTTTGAAGCGGTCGCGGCTATTCAGAATCAACAGTGTTTCATTACTCGGCGCGGCATCACTCACAAACTCTCGGAGGTTCCGAGATCATGAGCCACAATACATCGGTCAGTCTCGACCCTGAAACGGCCCGGCTCGCTCAAAGGATGAAGCGCGAGGGGAAAAATTTCTCCCGCTTTGTCCGGGAATGTCTGCATCTTTACTACCGCGACGATAACGGCGGGGAGCACCTCGGAGAGGTTGTCAATTGGCCCGGTTGTGATCCGTACTGCCTACCTACCCGAGCGCACTTCTGCCGCGTTTGCTGGCCGGTTGGGACGCCTCCGCTTGAGGCTCTTGGCGCAGCCCGCGTTCATGTCGCGGAATTAAAC